TCTCATCAAGAATGAGTGTTGAAACCCAGACAGCTTTACCCATGATTAGAAGTATGACTAGCACAAATGCAGTTGAAACAATATCAAATAACATAATAAACCTCTATAGTATAAACCAACGATATATGCCGATCACATCAATTACTGTGAAGCACGAATTTTGAACAATCATAGGTGTGTCATTAGCTTTAATAAATGCTACAACCAAACCAACATGTCCAACGAAGAATAGTAGGAAACCGATCTTTGATACGTCTATATTTAATGATAACAACAGACCAGCCATAAGGAATAACGAACCCGATATCCACTTTAACCCTTGTACTGTATTTTCACTCACTAGATGCCTTTGTCCTCAGCATACTTAATTCTTGCATCAAGTAGCTTGTTAAGGTAGTCATGTGTCTTGCCTGTAAATACTTGAGGCTCATTATCATCTACTGCGATAACGATAGCGAACTGCTTAATAGACACGCCTGTGCGCTCAAAGAACGCCGCCGCATAGAAAGCGGCTTGTGTGAAGTAATTCTCAATCCATTCTTTCTTCTTAGGCTTGCGAGAAGTCTTGAAGTCGATAATAGTTAACTGACCATCGAACTCTGCGATACAGTCAACACGACCAGCGATCTTAAACTTGTCACTGTACAAAGGCACTTCTTGCGCCCAGACGTTATCAAGTCTTTCATCTAAGATAGTTTTGATTTGATTGAATGAGAATATATTAGCGGGCATTGCACCCTTTGACCAATCTTCTTTATTATTGATATAGTCTTCTGCTAGAGTGTGTACTGCTGTACCACGTGTAGCGGCTTGTGTACTAATCTTGTTAGCTACTTCTTCACCGACACGCTTGCGCCACGCTAGAATACCTGCCTTAGATAGATTTCCAAGAACAGTTGTGATAGAGGGATATTTGTTACCCTCGGGTGTGATATACGTTCTGCCCGTAGGTAGAGTTTCGCATTCAAGTTCAGGCAATGCTTTCATTGCAACATGGTTAAACATAGTATAATACCTTTTAATTCAGACTATATTATAACGGGTTGTCAACCACTTGTCAAGGGTTTATTTTGGTTTATTTACAATTAATCAGCCGCATAGACTTTTGATGCACCAGTGCTTATCGCATGATCAAAGTCATCATGACTAGCGTTGTATTTATCACCAATTCTAGCCATTTCAGATCCTTCGATAAAAACCTTTGAAGAGTATGTGCTACATGTTGGTGTATGATTTACAGGTGCGACAACGCAAGGCTTGCCATTTGGATGTGCAGTCATAGCATCACCATTGACTACAGGTCTCTTAGTCTCAACATATGTCTTTGAAACTGTGACTGCTCCAGACGTAGATGTTAGAGGATTACTCCAAGTCCATTTGGTTGGATTAGTTGCACATGCACCATTCTTTGTGCCATCTGCACAGGCGACATTACTTTGTGAATTTGCAAATGCTACTAAGGGCATTTATCTAACCAGTGTTACGGTTTCGTTTTCAGCAAGATGCGCTGTAACTTCAGCTTGTGTAAACTGTCGTACATATCGATTACCATCTGTGTCTTCGAATACTCTTAATCTAGTTTGTTCAGGCATTGACTTTTTCCTTTAAGGTGATTGCTTCTTCATCTATAATCCACTCTAATAGAGTTTGCTCATCCCAACCCATTTGTCCTAGAAGTTCGATGGGGAGTTGTATCATCGTTTCCCCATCTTCATCTTCAACGACTTCACCTATATAATTATTTTGCATTATAAACCTAGCTTATCTCTATTAATGATGTATGACTTTACTAGTTTACTTCGAACAATATCATCGATCTGAAACTCTACAAAGTCAAATTCTCTCATGTTATTTATAATCCTCATAAAATCCCTCAAGCCTGACATCTCTTTCTTACGTTCAGAGGTTAGGTCGTCTTGCTTAACGTCACCGCAGAAAATGATTTTGCTGTTTTCACCAACACGTGTCATTACTGTGTGTAGTTCGCCTGCGCTCATATTCTGAACTTCGTCTACAAGAATAATACAGTCTTCAAACGTACACCCACGTAGATACGAGGTAGACGCAAAGTTGACGATTTGTTTTTGTTTGAGAATTTGATAGGCATCACCACGATTAAATAACTTGGTTGCGATATCATAGTAAGGCTCTTCGTATACAGCCTCTTTTTGTTTTTGATTACCAGGCATGAAACCTTGGTCTCTAGTTGGTACTGTTGATCTTACAATAAACACTTTTTTGTATGGGCTGTTATGTGTCATCACATCATTGATAGCGAAGTACATACCTAGGAAAGTTTTACCTGTTCCTGCAATCCCATGTAGCATTAAATTATAACCATCGTCCCAACTGTCAAAGGCGACCCTTTGATTTTCAGTCATTGGTTTAATGTTGCGGTCAATCTGGAATACTGTTGATAATTGGTTGTCGTTATCTAGAATACCTTGTTGTCTCAGTACTCTTCTCTGTCTTTTAGTCAGACGTTTTTCGTGTGCAGGCATTGTTGAATCAATCCTTATTATTATTATCTGGTTTTGATTGTGGACTTTGTGATACCCTTTGAGTTTCCTTTTTTAATGTGTTTGAGTAGTGAATTGAACGAATCAGGTGTCTTAACGACTCCCAATCGATGTGCGTCACCAATGCTAGGTGCTTTGGTAATAATTTGCTTGATGTGGGGGTTCTTTTTGAGATAGGTTTCTCTATCTGCAATTTTCATTAACATATCATAGATTTCATCTGTCTTAGTATCATGAAACGAATACATTGGCATTTAAGCTCTCCTATAAAAAAAAGGCAGTCCGTGATGGACTGCCCTATAACTGTCTTATCACTGTTGATATTTATACGAGTAATTCGTATATTTCTTTCCAGTTGTCAACTTTTGTTACATCATCATTATGAAAATCTGCATTATGATGATGATTAATGAGATAACTATCTAGTCCCATCTCAAGACCAACTAGTGCATTCTCGGGCTTATCTTCAACCCACATACACCCACTGTCTTTGTAGGGTAGTAACTCTTCGTCTTTATCAGCACCAGTATCTAAGTAGACATACTTCTCAAAAGCAGTGTCACCAAATAACTCTCTAAGGTTCTTAGTCCTTAGATGCTGTGCGTACTGATCATTACTTAAGCTAGTAATCGCATGGAAGATATACCCATGCTCTTCATGTAGCTTTTTAACGTACTTCATTGCGTCTCTGAGAGGTGGCAACTTTCTAATAGCCGCACTCTCGTTGAACATTCTGATGAGCCTTTTGATCTCATCTCTAGGCATGTCGTAACAAATAGACATGTCGTATTCACATACACCAGTCTTGACATACCCATGTCTCTTCATCCAGTAATCGAATGAGTATTCCCAATCTAGGAGAACACCATCACAATCAACTAATATCACTTTATCTTTATTCATAATTTAACTCACTTTCTTAATTTCACATACACTATAACACTGATTCGCTCAGTTGTCAAGTGGTTATTTAAGAATAAAAAGAGTTTTTTTGTTTAGCTTTTAGTTTACGAGCCTTTTGGACTTTGGCTTTTTTCTTGTCATAGCGTTTGCTATCTTGCTTTTTGAAACGAGGCTCTTTGTCGCCCCATTCATCTTCCTCACACCAGTCACGGAAGTTCTTACGTTTAGACATCTTAGATTACTCACTCTACTCCGAAATTAAACCAGGAAATGCTTCTTTGATTAAAGCAAGTGTTAAACCCTTTAAAGGCTTTTGCTTAATCACTTCGCATAGTAATTTTGCGTCTGATGGATCTACTGCTTCCAGTATCTGAATAAACAACGCTTCTCTACGAATAGGGTGAATATTATCACCGTCAAAACCCTTAACGAAGTAAGGAAGTTTTCGTGTTTCTCTAAACAGCATCCCATGCGAATCCGGCATTTCAGACGGCACATAAGGTGGAGCAGAACTTGGTATGTTCAACTCCATAGACTTATCATAGGTTACTTTAAGAATGTTGCGTAGTGGCTTGCTATTCTTTTCTAGCAAATACGCAATCTTCTCTTTTTTGGTTTTCATTTCACCAGCTGATTCAATAATTTCAGCCAAAGATTCTGTAGACATTTAAAACTCCGATATTACTTCCATAAGATTTTTTAATTTATTTTTGATGAAATAGTTTAACAATTGCGATCTATCTTTAGCAGGCTCATTCAACCAAATGTCCATGATCTGATCTTTGATATAATCAGGTATCATTTCTAAGTCGATAAGAGACTTGTTACGCAAGTAGTTTCTTTTAACATCTTCTGTCATTGTATTTATGTCTTGCCAACCTTCTAGTCTTTTCTTAGTGATAGGACGTTGACGTTCACCAACAACTAAACAGTTATCAGCAGATAAGACGTTAGGTACACCGTCACCAGTATCACCTTTAATGATATGCTCACAAAGATACTTTTCAGGTGATGAATGCGTAATCCAACGCTTACGTGTAGGATCATACTGTTTTACATTCGCATACTTGTGCAATTGAATGTAATCTTTATCACCAGACAAGACTAGAATAGGCTCACCAGTGTTCAGCAGAGTGCCTTCGTGATGTACGATTGTGCCAATGATATCATCTGCTTCAGCAGTTTCAATCTGAATAACACGATAAGGGAAGTATGTCTTAATCTCATCACGGATATTATTCAAAGCATTGAAGATTGCAGACCAGTCTAGTTCGGACTCAGTACGTGCTTTTCTACGATTAGCTTTGTAGTAAGGAAAGTTCTTTCGTCTCCAATAGTTCTTGTCATCACAACAGATAACAAGTTCACCGAAGTCGTTATTGAACTTCTTACGATTTGCTCTTAGTGTGTTGAGTATCATATGTCTCAACATGTTTTCGTCAATAGGCATGTTTTTATGATTGCCGATTTGAGCCATCATATTACTAATCATTACCTGATTTAAATCTACTAGAATCATTATATTTCTCCACATTTGATATAAGTTATATAATACAACACTTTTATCAATATGTCAAGCCTTAATTTGAAAATTCGTTTAAAAAATTGGATAGAGCCTTTTCTGGCTCTTTGATATTATCGAATACTTTATCAGTTACCTTTTGAAACTCAGTTTGTTCTCCATGAGAACGCATGATGATAGCTCTGATTGATTCGACTCCAGCTAATATATCTTTAATACAATTGGGGTCTTCGAAGAGATCAACGTCCATCTCTTCTAACGCTTCTACTACATCCATCATAGCATTAAGGGCGAAGTCCCCTGCAAAGTTCTCTACGATCTCTTGCTCTTCACCCAGTTCATCCATTCTATCCTGTATTCGTTTTGCACGTACAGCATTGAAGTCTACGATATTATTACTCATTGTTCATATTCGACTATCTTCCCATCGACCTCTATTTTAGTATCTGAGACATAAACCCCACCTAAGTCAGAATAGTAAACACCATAGCTACGCTTAGGTGTACCGTCTGGATGATAAGCCATCGTTACGCAGTATGTCTTAACTCTGCTTTGTTGATGCTCACCGTAGAACATGTCTAAGTAAACGCCATTCTTAATATATCTCTCAAGATTACGAATGTACCCTTCGATACGTGCTACTTTCGCAACAGCACCTTTGGCACTTGCCCGAAGTTCTTGTTTAGCCGCACTTAATAAATCTTTCTGCGTTTTAATCCAAGAGCGAACATTCTTCAGAGATAACGCATCGTCATCATCTAATGCTAAAACATCTGGGTGAACATTCTTAGGTCCACCTTGCTTCTCTAATCGAGCCGCACGTGCTTTCGCTAGACGCTCGACAGCCGCCGCCTTTTGCTCTTCAGACATAGGCTTACGCTTCTTACGTACTTTCTTTACGGGACCACGTTCTTTTGCAAACTGTTCACGCATTTCTAATTTTTTGCTTTTACGAGCCATATAGACTACTCCTCATTTAAGTTACGAATCACTATAACATGAAACTTTACTTATGTCAAGAGGTTTTTCATCAAAGAGTTCCATTCTAGCTTACGATTTTGCCAATTAAAGCGATAATTAGCTAACGCTTGCATATTCCCAGTCGTATTTTGTAATATCTGATACGTATTTGGGTTACGATGAATTTCAATTGCATTTTTAAGTTCTAGATAAAACTGATTCGCATGATCTTGTGCATTCTCTACATATCCATACATTGAAGTCAGACCCATCGATGTTTCTGGCAGTGCGGCTAGTGATGAGTGAACACTCAAACAACCAGCAGACATTGCTTCCATTAGACAGAGACAAGATGTCTCTTTCCAAGTTGATGGGTAAGCAAAGATATGAGACTGCTTTAGTACTTCACGTATCTCTTCATTGCTAACTGACTTGTGATAGTTAATCTTCTTATGCTCACGTAACCTATTAAATAGTTCTTTGAATGGCTCATCTCGTTCAGGCCATCCATACAGTAAGAACGATGAATACACATTTAGTTCAATGTTGTCATATTCTTCTGCTAACTGTCTAAAGACTGCATACAAAATATCAAGCCCACGATGAGGCGTTGAGAAGTATACGAGTTTAATCTTTTCTCTAGGGTTTGGTTTCTGATGTTGCTCAATAGGTTCAATCGCATTACGCAATACAACGCCTGCTGAGTATGGCACACCTAGAAATAAGTTGTACATTTCTTGTTGCCAGTGAGACACAAAGACCAACTTATCAAATTTTTGCCAACCACCATCTTTCAGATGTTGCACTTCGGGATCTTGTGGTAGATCGTGGAGAACATAAATCTTCTTTCTCTTTGGATCTAGTTCACGTACTCTAGAGTGTATAATCTGAAACTGATCGAGGAGAGACTTGTTACAGTCTCCCTCAATCCTGTTTGCCATGAGTTCAGTACCACCCATGGACTTTTTGTTCAACTCATTCAGTTCAGGCAAAAACTTCACCGTTCACTGTCTGGAGTTTATCCCATCGAAATGAACGCCAGCCTTCGGCATTAATATCCCAGACAGAAAGAGAACTATCGCTCTTCTTCTTGGGAGCTTTCGTTTCAATTTCAGCAACAACTTCAGGCATTTTATCTGCTTGCAATGTTGCTTCCATCTTACGATATTCACCATTGACCTTTGTAAATTCAACTGTCACTACACCCTCTTTCATAAGGGTAACTACATTAGATTGGTCCATCACCATAACTCCTCGTATTTTCAATTTCGCTGGCGAATTCCATTAATCCACCAACAGGTTTATTGTGCCACACTATCTGCGGTACTTTATTCACACCAGGAAAACGTTGCAGAAATTCTGCCATATATTCCTTGCGAGAAACATTTTTGAACTCCCAATCAAATCCATACTGTTCAGCAAGGTTCTTTGCCTTATCACAGTCTGGACAGATAGAGTTCCCATAAATCGTAATCATTCTTTAGTCAATTCTTCTAAGCGGTCTGCTATTTCAGTCCAAGGCTCTTCAGTTGTCCAGTGAGCCATAGTTCTAAGTTTATCAATCATTGCCTGATCGTTCATCTTTCGCTCTTTAGCATTCTCTTCACGTGTACGCCGAAGCATATATGCGTAGTAATGTTCTTGAGGTTCTGGTCGACAACTACTTGCCATTAGCTAAGTCCTCTGCGAACTGCTTATTACCTTCCTCCATGTCTACCATCTTTTGAGCCCGCTGATGTTCTTGTAATGCCATCTCATCTTCGTGCGACATCTTACCTGGCAACTCATCAATTTTATCAGCAAGAAATGATTGGCGTAATGCATCAAACTCTGCTTCTTCTTCTGGAGAAGGCTTTTCTTTCCAGTGTTTAATCCAAGCAAGTTTAAACTCTTCTTCCCATCCCGAAAGATAATCATTGTCTGCATCAAAGAATTGTAGAACTTCTGGTTCACGTAAAACTTGTGCATCGATAATCTGCTCACCAACATGTCGTTGACTAAACTCTTTCACATCTTGACAGGTTACTGCATCAAGTGCCCAAGAGGGATCAACAGGCTCATCTGGATTCATTCTCTGTAGTTCGTCTACAGGTATTACGTATCGATTACGAAAAGTTGATACGCATGTAACAACTACGTACTCAGGTTTTTGTTTGATCGCCATTATCTTCAATATCCTCTATCATGTTTAACAAACTGCGTTTATAGGTGTTGGCTTCTTCGAAAGCTTTAACTGTTCTTTTATTACTAGAGCCCAACATACTTTGTGATGCATATGCGCTGTTAGTAGCTTCGACATACTTTAGAAACGTATCTTTCATTGATACGGATTCCTCTAAGTATGATTCGGGTATACCTTCAGCATACTCCCATTGATTACGTTCTTCATCATCATTAGCAAACGTGTTGTTTACGAATTTTGCAAACCATTCCATAATTTCTCCATATATTAGTCACAGTATATACTAAACTTCTTCACGTGTCAAGTACTTAATACAATTTTCTTTTAAAAAAGTCAAAGTCATCTGATGTTTTGAACTCGACCTTCTGTCCGTTCTCATCTTTACCTTTGAAGTGCTTACTAGTTAGCTTACTTATCTCAGACATATAGAACTTACGAGGTGCGTTATCTTCTTGCATGATAGTGACTTCATACAGATCAAAGAATAATCGGTAAAAGAAGCCTGGTTTTCTTGGCATAGGCATTTTTAACATCTCCGTTCTACTACCTTATTACATTATATATAGTAGTTGCTATAGAGTGACATTATAACACTAAACTCTACAGATGGCAAGCACAGATTGCATAAATAAACATGTAATATGATTTTTGAAAATTAATATATGGATTGGAACTATGACTAGACTAATTTTACTTTTTGTTATGAGTATGTTTGTAACGGGATTTGCACACGCACAGGAAGCGGAGGATGGTGTAACACCAGAAGACCCATCATGCCCAACAGGTTACATATGTACGATATCTAATACAGATAGCACTGTAGACACTAGTGCAAATAGTACGACTAAAGTGATATCGCCACCCCCTTCAGCAATTGCACCAAACATCAATACAGCAAATTCCGATTTATGTACAGTCGGTATGTCAGGTGCGGTGCAGACGCAAATTTTAGGTTTATCGGCGGGCAAATCAGTAAGAGATATGAATTGTGAGAGACTTAAAAATGCAAAGACCCTATATGACATGGGGATGAAGGTCGCCGCTGTATCCACTATGTGTGGTGACAAAAGAGTATTTAAGGCGATGATGATGGCAGGCACACCCTGTCCATATGATGGCATGATCGGCGCACAAGCAAAGGCGGCATGGGAAGAAAACCCAGATATGCAACCTGATGCAAAAGGGAGGTTAATAGATGAAGATAACAAGAGTACCCTATTCGGTGGTGGTATTATTGGCGGCATCTTGCTTCTACTCTTACTCTAATTCGGTAGTTGCCCAAGAAACAACGGGCACAACACCAAACGCCGCCGCAAACGGATTTACGTGGAACATGTATAGTGTTCTACCTGCTCAAGCTGGTCTAACATTCAATGGATTGTTTTACACGTACACAGCAGATAAAGAAACAGAAGATGATTTTACAGTAACTATTCAAAACGAGTTTGCTAATGGTGTTGGATATGTTATACAGGAGACAGATGATTGGTCTGGGCTACCTGGTGCGACAATTAATAAGAGATTAGATTTACCTAATATCTCACAGACAGTTGTGGGTGAAGGATCAATAGTAACAACAGGCGAAGGTGAAGTTTTAGATCCTTCGGTAGTATACAGTTTTAGGTTTGACGAGTGTTTTGTTCCCCTTAGTAACCCACAATGTCCAGGTTATCAGGACGCACTTTATCAGTACCTATTAGACAACGGGCTTCTAAACAGTGAACCGAGTTTAGATGATCCATTTTACGATGAATGGGTTCAGTTTCAACTGAACAGAGATAGCGAAGATAATGCAGAAGATGACGATGAGAAAAGGGTTAGGGAAGATACTACGGACCTTGATGAGGACGTAGGTATTCAAATGCTAAATGCTGAAGTCAACATTGATGAATTTGTCGATGGTGCTACGCAAAATGCAATAATCACTGCACTGTCAACAATACCCAGGTTTGAATTATATACAAGTGCTACCTTAGACGGTGGAGTGTATAATGATGCGGTCACACTAAATGATGGAATTCTAAACGATAATAATAGAGCCTTGAGACAATTCGCTACTGATAAAGTGCATAAAGATATGGTACGCTCACAATATGAAAACTAAAAACGGAGATAAAAGATGAATAAAGTTAAATTAACAGCTTTTGCCTTTTTTACTTGTGGCGCATTATTCACAAGTTCGGCAATGGCACAAGATACGCCAATCGTAGGTAACGTAGAGTCCAAATGCTCTATCTTTACTGATAGAGATGGCGTTTATGGTAACCCTACACCTGATAAGCTTAGTACTTCAAATGCCAATGGTGGTGTTAAACCAAGAATCAGATATGATATCATTCAAGGTGGATACTACGAAGCTAGGATCGGTTACCCAAACTCTTTCTCAAGTAGCCCATCGCTTTCTGATTCGGTCACTTGGGCTGGAATCACTGAAGTAGGTGAAGTCTCAGACACGGCTATGTCAGACTATGAGACAAATAAAATCGAATACAATAACATCACTGAGTTTGATCTTCATACCGCTGGTACAGTCTGGTTTGACATTTCATCAAGTGCTGAATATGGTGTTGGTAAATCGTTTCCATCAGGCTCATACACAGCGATGGTAACTGCTGAGTGTATCGCAAAATAGGGTAAACCAAATGCGTTTTGTTATTGTTTTATTATTTTGGTCTTTGGGGTTAACTTGTGTTGCGCAAGCTCATGAGTTAACTCCGACCTACCCCAAACTGAAACAGTCGGTGTACGACAACATTTTGACTACAACAATGGTTATCTTCAATAGAAGAGCAGATGTGAACTATTATCAGATTGAAGTATGGGATGCAGATTGGAATAAAGTACCTTTTGCTAGTTCTGAAAAAATTGTTAAAATGAACTACCTTGAACGCAAAAGATTAGAAATATACTTTAAAGATCGTGACGCAAGCAGAATCAAGTACATCTGCACACGATCAAAATTATTAAAAGGGGGCGGGCAATCTGTTGTTGCATCCAACATTTGCTCCAAAGTTAAATAGGTGAATAATGATGAGATACTTAATTATTGTTTTATTAATGATGGCTACCCAAGCGTATGCAGATTCTAGTTCTTTGAACTTAGCACTGCCTAGTATGCCAGGTAATTATCAATCAGACAAGTTTAGAACTGGAGATTTAGATTGCTCTAATGCAATTGGATCTGCAACAAAGATGGAGATGGGTGTAACTGGTATTATATCAAGAGAGAATAATGATCCGTTTGCTCAACAAGACCCAACAAGTTTTGGGAATAGTCCAAGAGACATAGGTGTATATGCAAGAATTACGATTCCTCTTGGTAAGAGAGTAAAGAATAGAATAAATTGTAATGAATTGTATCAATTAGAACTTAGAAAAAAGAGACTCGAAGTAATGAAACTTGAACGTGAATTGCTACAGATGCAGACGTTAGAATTCGAGAACTAGAGGTAAGGAATGGCTAATAAAGATTTAGGCGAAGGAATAGAGAACTTCGAAGAAGAAGTAGAGAACCTTAAAAACACAAAGATGAAACTCTTTGGTATTACGATGACGCCCACTACAATCGGTGCGTTGTTTGCATTGCTCGGTACAATTGGTGGCGGTCTTTACGGCGGCTTTGAAGTCTACAAAGATTACATGGATATGAAAGAGATCATCCAGAACGTTGACACAGACGCTATAGAAGCACGTAACAACGTCATAGAGACTAAACTAGACGAAGCCATAGACTACACAAGAGACATTAAGGGCGACCTTAAAAATGATATCATCAAACTTGAAGCACAGATCGATAGATTAGAGGACAAGATAGATGAGTCAGAAGCAAGCATCAACTCAACAAAGAAAGAGATTGATGCTACGCTAAAAGAAATTAGAACAGAGATGAACACATTACAGAAAGATGTGACTTCAAGTATAAGAGAAGTAGAAAGCATTGTACGTGAATCTGAAAAAGGTACACGTAAAGAAATGCGTGAATTGAGAACAAACCTTGATACTGATATGGATACGCTTGAGAAAGATGTAAAAGAAACTATACAAGAAGCATTAGATAACCCACTAGCAGATTAAGGAGAAATCATGATAGAAAACTCACACAAGATGGCGTTATGCGCCTCTATAGCATACCTAGACGAAGAAGAGGCACGACCTAAGTTTCGTGAAATCGGCTTTAGAAAGCACGTATTCATTGAACGAGATGGCGCTCAGTGTCATATAGTTTGGACTGCACAACAGCTAGTACTATGCTTTCGTGGCACAGAACCTGGTGAGTTCTCTGATATCAAAGCAGACTTAAATGCTATGCCTGATAAAGCAGACAACGGATCTGGTTGGGTACACAATGGCTTTCAAACAGAAGTAGATAAAATCTGGGAAGACATTATGAAGCATGTAGACTTAAAACTACATGAGAAGAAATCAATACTAATTTGCGGTCATTCATTAGGTGGTGCAATGGCGACAATCGCAACAAGTAGATTAGGTGATAGAGTATCAGCACTATACACTTATGGATCACCAAGAGCGGGAACACGAAAATTTGTCAAATCTTTTAAACACATACCTCATTATCGTTTTGTTAATAACAATGACGTTGTACCTAAAGTACCCTTCGCTTTCCTCGGATATCGCCACACCTG